ACGTATTGCTGTCTAGATCCGTAAACCCCCAGCTGCCACACCCCCCCTACCCCTTGCCAGCTCGCGGTTCATTGCTTCAACGCGACGCAACCTGACGGTTGCCGAAGCCACCATCTTCGGCAGCTGTCTTGGACGAATGGCACGAAGCGCACAACGGTTGCCAGTTGGCAGAGTCCCAAAACAGCTTCTGATCGCCCTTGTGCGGCACGATGTGATCGACAACCTTGGCCAGCTTGACGCGGCCTTGGCCATCACAGATCCGGCACAGTGGATGAGACATCAGGTAGGTCGCCCTGGCCTTTTGCCACCGAGATCCGTAACCACGATCGCTCGACGATCCACGCCGCGCATCGGCCTGCGTCTTAGTCTGCTGCTCCACCTGCACCCTGGCGCGCCTATGCCCCGCGCAGTACCCCGCCCCCCCATCAATTAAAACCCCGCACCCTGGATGATTGCAGATGGTCTTGGGTCTGCTTGGCATCACTTGTGCCCAAAGAAAATGGGCCTGATCTTGCGACCAGACCCACCAAGTACAACCAGGGAGGAGACAGACAGGACAACTGCGAAAAACAAACTTGCAAAAACGATAAACACACCTTTCCCCACAATGGGAAGGATATTTATCGTTGTTATGCCAGCATCATACCACTGTTTTCTCAACACCGCGCATATCCTCATTTGTTGGCGCCCGAAGCGCCGAGATGGTGCCCCGATTAAAATCTTCAAACGCAACATCAATCACCTGGACCAGCTCACGGAAGCGGTGATCAAACTCATCGTCGTCCCAAGCCAGCCCCGCATCTTTTGCCGTTGGCATCGGCGCAATACCCGTCCCCCCGCATGTTTGGCAGACGATGTTGCTCACCACTTGCTGCTCACTGAGCACCATGCAGCCGCGCCCCGCGCAAGTCTTGCACTTGTCCGCGAGCCACCAAAAGCACACGGACGTGGCCAGTTGCTCAAATTCCAAACGGGTGCCCCCCTTTTTTTGGCGAGCCTTTTGGAGCGCCAGCTTGAAGACTGCCTGCAGGAACTGCCTGGTGCGCTCGGCATCAAGCGTGTAGCGCGACCGGAAGGCCAACGCGCCAAGCCCACGCGAGCGACCCGACCAGCCGCTGGCAATGATCTTGTCCAGATCGCACGCTGTCTCGCGCAGCCGCAGATCGTCGCTGGTCAGCGCCGTGACGACGCGCTCAATCATCGCGCTCATACCTGGCTCTTGAAAAGCAACCCACGCACCAGGTCGCGCACTTCCCGCGTGACGCAGTTGCCCAGGTCGTTTGGGTCCAAGAGTCTGAGCATCGCCGTCCGGTGTTCGACGTCGCGCTTGGCAAACTCCTGCGCCACCCGCGTCATCACTTCGACCTCCCGCCTTGCCATTTCGAGTTGCTTACCTGCATCCATGTTGCGCCTTTCTCATCAAAACCGACCCCAAAAAACCGGCTCAAAACCGGCCCGATTTCCTGCCTAAAAAACTTGCACGCACTTCCCCCATACCCCTATCTAGCGACGTGCGTGCAGCATGCAAAACCCCACCTGATGAGACCCCTTTTGGGGGTCTCTCATCACAGGGGGGCTGTCTTTTGCACCAGGGTGCACTTTGAAGCACGTGCATACGACGTGCAACGACGTGCAGATCATTGGCGACCCCGAAGCGGACAGTCCCGACCCTAGTTGCACTGACCATCGCAGCAGATCTTGCGCACGATCTCCTCGGCCTGCTCACGCAATGCCCGCGCTTGTTTGGCCAGCAACTCGGCTTGCTCCTGCACCACCTCGATCTGGGTTTCGATCACCACGCGCGGTGGCGTGGATTCCACCAGGCCGCGCACAAAGGCCTTCCTGGCCATCAACGGTTGTCCATGTCTTCCTCCAGGATGCGTCTCAAAACAGGTTGTCCATGTCTTTCCTCCAGGATGCGTCTCAAATCGGCTGTAAGGCGCGGTAAAGGCGCCCAGGCGACCGCCCAATCGGCCCAGGTTCCCACGACGCACACACCGCCTGGGTTAAGCAGCAGCATCTTGGCCCCGCCTGGTGGTGGATCGATGTGCGGCAAACGCCATGTGGCCTCGCCAGCAATGTAGGTTTTCATTGCTTGCCCCTTGCTCGTATGGCTGCGGCAATGGACACCCATCCATAACCATCTTCCCCCATCGTTTCACACACCTTTGCACACTCATCTCTTTCACGCTCAATCACTAATTGCACAAGCGCGTAAACGGCTTCCCCCACGACAACAATGCCGTGTTCGAGCATCAAGTCATCTATTTGATCGCGTGTCATGAGTCACCCCGCTCAATCAGTCGCAGCAGCAGCTCAAGCCGCGCTAGCGCATTCCAGGCGACGTGCGCCGCGTGGGTCAGGTTGGTCTGCGGATCGTGCAGCGATGTGTTCTCGCTGATCAGATGCCGGTGCATGGCGTCGGTGTAGCGCTCAAAGCCATCCTCGACAAACTGCCACCCGTCCTTGGTGTACTTTTTGGCGCCGTACTCACCGACCTCGATTACGGCCTCAATCGCTTTGTGCATCGAGTTGAAGATCAGCGTCGGCCTGATCTTGCCTGCATCAAGTTTCGCGCCTAGTGCGTGCTGGTGTAGCCCTTTGGGATCCGTCTCAGTGTGAAACGTCAGCGCTTCGTGATCGTCAAAATAAGGTGTGCTCATGCTTTACCTCTCGATCTGATAGCTCTGCCAGCTTGCGCACCGATTCGCCAGTCACCCATGCCGCGCTCAACAATCAGCGCACAAGCATCACGTTCTCTATCGACCGCTCTATCGACAGCAAATCGGACAATGCGCTCGATACGCACCACAATGTCCGATAGGCTGATTTCTGCCGATGGGTTCCATCCCATCATCTAGACAATCTCTTGCCGAGTTATGCCTGATCGTTGTCCAACAGTTTCCATTCCTCGCCTCCATAAACAATGCCACGTGCTTTGGCCATGGCTGCTTCCCAGCCCGCCTTAAACAACTGATAGGTGTGTGGATTCAAGCTGTCCAAACCGTAGGTCTTACAGTGGCGCAGCCATGCTTCCTCAATCGTCATGCTTGTTTCTCCTTTACAACGGTGTAGTAAAAAGCCCACGCTCCATTTCCTCTGTGCCGCTTAAACAACATCTCTTTAGTGATCAATTTACGAGCCTCAAGCACGCGCACCATCTTCAAAGCGTTTTAAGCTGTGCAGCCAAACTGGTCTGCCAGGTCTTGCAGTGACTTTGGCTCGGTCAACGCGTTGAGATAAATCTGCTGAGTCTTGGTGAGTGGCCTTGGCGCCACGCGCTTGATGATCAGCTTGCCAAAGAGCTTCACCGCTTCTTCAAAGTCCGATCGGCCTGATACGTGAACGTTCGTTCTCTTAGCAAGCGCAAGGATTTCTTGCTTATTCATTTTTTTCATTTAGCTTGGCTTCGATGGCTCTTACAAATTCCCGCAGGCTTTCGTGTCCAACAATGTTCCACGCATCAATCTCCTCATCCGTCAGCCCAACCCATTCACGACTAGCTGGTTTGTTTGAAATACATGTCACCGTATAAGGCCTGCCACACTGACAACTCCATGCCACAGGCCCATCCGCCGGTGTCTTTGCTGATTTGTTTTCAATCATGTTCTCTCTCCTTGTTTAACTTTAAACACGTCTTGCAAACAAATTAGGAAACCGTACATAAGCCGGTCCGGTCTGTCTAATTTCAGGTTCTAGCAGGACTGGCTTTGCAACTTCAACCACAACCGGCACAGGTTTAATACGCTGGTCTAAAGGCATCAGCGAATTTATTTTCTGCACCGCCTCGTACAGATAGATCTTCTTGCGTCCAGACATCTTGATCAAAACGCGCACCAGGCCAGCATCGATCATTGGTTTCATAGCAACCACGACGCTTTTTTGCTGGACGTAAAAGTGCTTGGCAATTTCACGGTTAGAAGCTGGCGACTTGCGATCGCGCAGATAGCGCATGTAGAGCTGTTGCCCATCAGTAAGGAGCACTTGGAATACTCCTTAAGAATTGCTGCAGCTGGCGTCTGCGAGACTGCTGTTGCGTCCGTTTAAGAATCAAGGTCTTGTCGGTGCGCATAAAACCTTGGGCCTCGTCCTTGGTTTCAAACCTTCGGACAATCCCATCGGGGTCATGCACCTCGTATCGCGGCAGGATCTTCATGCTTGCTTCTCCAAGTGTGTGCGACCATCGGCGGTGACCATCACGCGCTTAGGCCGGTGTTTAGATCGGTTGCTGCCCTCGTAGTCCTCCTCGGCAAGCCAGCCCTTGGCCATCAGGTCGCGCAAATGGCCAAAGAAGGCCTTGCGATCGACGCGGTGAGGAAACTGCGGGTCGTTTTCAAGGATTCGATAGATGTTGTTGGTGCTCGTTGCGATGATCGACAGGTTGATCTGCGCGTCGTTGGCCTGCGCGATCATGCTCAGAATCGCATCCTGTTGGGCTTGTCGCATCATCTTGGCCGCAAAAGCACTGCCTGGGACCGAGCCATAGGGCTTGAAGGTCTTGCTGATTGCATCGAACTCCAGCTCGATCGGATCTTGCAACGGTCCCAGGTTGCACTTTTCATGGCGTAATGCGATCGCCTTGTCATCGCGCACCATCGCCCAACGCGACCTGGCTGAGTTATTCCACGCAGTCGAGCCACTGAAGGTCGAGTTGCTATCGAGACCCGCGCCAGCCCGCACGCTCGCCTTGTCAACGTGAGCCAAGAGCAGGACCGCTGCACCAGTGACGTGAGCAATCAGGTTTAGCGCACGCATAAAGCCGCGCACTGCCGTCCGGTCGTTCTCGTTGTCGGCAAAGACGCCCGATGCGTTATCGATCACGATCGTCTGCGCCTTGGTGCGGACTGCGGTGTCGGCAAGCCACTGCATGCGCTCGGTGGGATTGCCATCGCGCCAGAGCACGCAATCGGCCTGGGTGAGGTCATAGACCACCAGGTTGTCGCGCAGCGTGTGCATGGGCACGCTCTGATCCGCGCAGATGTTGGCAACCCTGAAATGCACCGTCTTGGCCTCGTCTTCGCCTGATAGCACCAAGACGCGGCCGGCTTGCGTCTGCAGGTTCATGAATGGCTTGCCGGTCGCAAGCGCGACACTGAGCTGCAGCGACAGGTTTGACTTGCCCACACCACCATTGGCCGAAAGCAACGTCACGGTGCCATCGGGCAACCAACCGTCCAGGCGCCAGCTTGTAGGTTCAGGATCGGCATGAGCAAGCGATGACCAATCCATCGGCACCAACTCACCCGATTGCTCTGGCAGCTCAGGCTCGTCTGCGATCTTCAAGTTGACCGTGATCTTGGGTGGCTGGCGTGACTCAGGCGCAAACTTCTCGGCTGACTTCACAGCCCTTGGGATCTCTGCGCGTCTGGCTTCCCAGCGACGCAGCTCATCGGCCTGACGCACATCGGGTCTGACCTGATCCATGAGTGAGTAAAGGAATTCAATGGCCGCACCGGCAAACATGCCGCCAGAGATCAGCGACGCGGCAAGCCTAGTGATGCTGTCGTGATAGGCCCGCTGATCCATCGGACCTGTTAGCCCTGCAATAATCTCGCCTGCGTGGTTGCCAGCCATGGCAGTCGCTGCGGCCTTGATGGCGATCGGTGACTCGCGCAGGCCATCGAGGTCGATGCCCACTGCCGCGCACGCATCATCGAGCGACCAGCGTAGCTTCGGGTTCCAGATTTCAAGGTTGACGCGCCAGGTGCCTGCTGCGCGTGGCTTGGTGTTCGATCCGATGGGCAGCCGCACGTATCTCACGCAGGCATTACCTGATCGATCGTTGGACCGCCCCCTGGTGGCTAGCGACACCATGACCTTGTCCACGAGCTCGCGGTTGCGACAATCGGCATCGTCTGGATCGAGCAGGATGCCGACCTGGTGCTTGCCTGGTGAGGTTTGGATCGCATAGGACAGGTTGGCGACGTCAGAGATCTGGACGTCATCGAGCACCATCACTGCCAAGCGAACAAACGCATACTTGCGCCTAACCAGCTCGCCGTCCTCGACCATGCGCAGGACTGAGGTGCAAAAGTAGGTGTTGTCGTCGTCTGCGCGATCGATCAACGTAGCTTGTGCTGGTAAACCCCTATACGGTCTGCCCGTCCAAACGGACGATGGCGAATCCGATGGATTTGCTCGGAAACTGCATACCCAGCCGTGAGTACCGCTTTCGAGAGATCCGTAGATCTCGGCCAGAAAATCACTGTTGGTCATCGTCCCCTCTCCAATGACCACTTCAGACCCCGATAAAGGCTAGGTCTCCAAGCGTCAGGACGACGTGTTTATCTTGCGCCATCCCAATGAGCTGCTGCCAGTAGCGCTGCGGGATGACGCCTCCGGTGCCATAAGGTTTTGGTTGACACCAACGCGATACTGTCGATTTATTAATTAAAAGCCTATTTGCAACAGATCGTTTCCCGCCAAGCCTCTCAATGACAGTGTATGCAGGTTCAAGCGTGTGAAGAACTGGAATGGTCATGAAATCCTCATAGGTTGCAATTATCTCAACGGTGAGAATATAACAACACAAAGCGAGACTATTGCAAGACTCTTGTAATTCCCGACTGTTTGATGTGGTTATTGATGAGGTTTTCGCATCGTTGTGGCAAAAAATATTAGACCGCAACTTGAACAAGGAACCAAAACGTGAAATCTAACAATGTGACCCTGATTCTTGGGGGCGCCCTTTTCGGCTTGATCTTTGCCGTGATTGCCTGGGGGATGCTCTTATGAACGACCAACAACCCGAAATCGACTCCATGCGCCCCTACATCTCAGGCGCGGACGTCATGGCAACCTGGTACCGCTGCACCGGCTGGATTCCACCGAGCAAAGACCCCGCTTACGTCAAGAAGTGGATGGATTTTCAGCTGGAGTTTCTGGAGATGCGCCGCAAGGCCATCGAGGCTCAGTTTGCGTTCGCAGTGATGTGAGGAGCGCAACATGAGAATAATTCCAGAACAACAAGTGCTTATCGCTGCGATCAATTTGGCAGTGTTTGACGCATGCAAGCAACCGATCTACCTGGGTGATTTGAGAACTAAAAGCGACGATCCACGCGACTATAAGTTGCCTGTCAACGTTAGATCAGCAATGTACTTCTTGCACCGCGATGGTCTTGATACGTACTGCAACTGGCTCGATTTTGATCCTAGCTGGCTACGCAAACGACTTCAGCAATTTATGTACGAAGAAAATCTGCTTGCCAATCCAATCCATTTAGACGGAATGCGCATCGATGCTTCAAAGCGACGTCATTACAGACTGAACTATCGAATTTTTATGCTCTCGCCAGATGAGCCGTTTCCTAACGAACCAGATCAATATTAGGAGCAAGCCAATGAATGAACAAGAAATCCATGCCATTAAGACCATTCGCAGAGCAATGCCTGAGTATCTAAAGCTGACCGTTTCAAAACTTGGAGAAGTTTCCTATAGATCTCCAGATTTTGAAGATAACACACAAATAATAAGAAGAAGCGGGATGCAAAAGATCAATCAAATGCGATCCCAAATCAAATCGATGAAACCGTGGTTTGTTTTGTGGCTTCAGATCCTAGCCATCCCTGCAACACACCCGACAGGCCGGCTGCGCACGCAAGACGAAATCAACGCGTGCTTAAAGCATGGCGTCCTTTAGCGAGGAGGCATACATGAGCAATGACGACGAACAGACAGCAGACGAATTTGCACGCGAGTTCTTACTTGGCGAGCTGATCAAATCGGCCACCAATCGGTTTCGATACCTTGAAAAACCATTCCTTTCGATGGCGCAGCGCGAGCAAGAAACGGTGCTCGGCGCGGTCAAGGACGACATCAAGCGTGCGGTGCGCCAAGCGGTCCAGGTGATCGCAAGCGACAACCGCGTCACATTCCTGGCGAGCTGCGACCAGGTGGCCTTCAAGAGCGACGGTGTCAAAGCCCAGCTCTCGATGGTCAACAGCAAAACGCGCACGCGCTCGCTGATGCAGCCGGTGGCATCGTGATGATCTGCATCGAGGACGGCACCCGCTATCTCGATGCAGGCGACGCGACCAAAGGCAACCCAGACCAGAAAGCACTTGTTTAACCAAAACCAAGGAACTATAAATGGCACAAATCAACTTTAAAGCATCAAACGTCGAGATCACCGAGCGCAACTACAAACGCTGCCCGCTGGCGACTACGAGATGATCGTCATCAAGAGCAGCACCAACCCGACCAAGGCTGGCAATGGGCACTATCTTGAGCTTGAGATGCAAGTGGTCGATGGCGAGTTTTCCGGTCGCCGGCACTGGGAGCGTCTGAACCTCGACAACCCCAACAGTCAGACCGTCAAGATCGCGCAAGAGCAGCTCGCAAGGCTGTGCGTGGCACTTGGCCTTGACCAGGTTGATGACTCTGAGGAGCTGCACGACAAGGCCTTCATTGCCGAGATCGGCATCGACAAGAAAGACCCGACGCGCAACATTGTCTGGAATTATCGAGCCACCGATGACATGGCCGAGATCGCCGCGCATGTTTGACACTGGCAAACGCGAGGAAACAAGACTGCTGGAGGAGCTGCGCGGAATCGGCGCACAGGTGTGGGACACGGACCCTGAGACAGGCGATCAGTGGCGCGTGGTGGCCTGCAATGGCCACTTCGGTGGCTCGCTCGATGGCGTGGCCAAAGGACTGCCCGAAGCGCCAAAGACCCCTGCGGTGCTGGAGTTCAAGACGCACAACGCGAAGTCATTCGCTGACCTGCTGGCCAAGAAGGTGCACATCAGCAAGCCGCAGCACTACGCGCAGATGCAGATCTACATGGGCCTGATGGAGCTTGAGCGAGCGCTTTACATCGCGGTCAACAAGGACAATGACGACGTCTATGTCGAGTGGGTCTATTTCGAGAAGGATTACTTTGGCAAGCTCATCGAGCACGCCCAAGGTCTGATCGATATGACGACCCCTCCCCCGTCTTTCAGATGATCCGGCCAACTGGCAGTGCAAGTTTTGCTCGATGTGGGACAACTGCCATGGTGGGATCTCAGCCGAGGCCAACTGTCGGACGTGTTGCCATGCCTCGCCTGTTGAGAATGGCGCATGGCATTGCGACCGGCACAGCACGCAGCTTGATGAGCAGACCCAGCGCGAAGGCTGCGCCGAGCACCTGCTGATTCCTGCGCTTGTGCCCTATGGCGAGCCAATGGACGGTGGCCAGAATTGGGTCGCTTACAAGCACCGCGAGACCGGTCAGATGTTTACCAATGGATCGGAGCTCATCAAGGACTACGGGCCAGTGTTTTCAAGTAAGGAGCTGCAGCACCCTGCGATCTGCTGGCCAATGCGACCGCGATCAAGGCTGAGTTTCCAGGTGCCAAGGTTGAAGACGGTGGACTGAATCCTCGACCGATCACCGAGATGGAATGGAACACGCTTGAAGACTTGGACAAGGTCGCCAAGAAGCCGACAACACGCGACAAGGTCAGCCGGCAAAAGATTGCCGCGAGCCTGCGCCAACTGGAGAAAATGCAATGAGTTTTTGATTGGAGTGGACCCTGGCGCATCAGGCGCAGTGGCGATCCTTGAGCCAGACGGCAAGCTGGTGCAGGTATTTGACATGCCGGTGGTCAAGGTGGTCTCAGATGGCAAGGCCAAGCGCCGCGTCAGCGCTGAGATGCTCGCAAGCGAGCTGCGTCTGTACAACGTACACACAACCATCGCGGTCGTTGAGCAGGTTGGCGCGATGCCTGGTCAAGGCGTGACATCGATGTTTGCCTTTGGTCAGTCATTCGGAATGGTGCTTGGCGTGCTCGCAGGCTTGGCAATCCCGACGACGACCGTGTCGCCTGCCACCTGGAAAAAGGCACTGAAGCTCAACGCCGGCAAGGATGGCGCCAGGGCCAAAGCTGCCCAGCTCTGGCCATCTCATGCCAGTGAGTTTAAGCGCGTGAAAGACGATGGCAGGGCAGAAGCGGCGCTGATTGCTTACTGGGGAATCAATCGTAAATAATTTTAGGCGCCAGAGATCTTTTGCATTTTGCTTGCTCGCTCAAAGTCATCGCGGCAGTCGGCATCGCAAAATCGAGCCTCTGGCGCGATCTTTGCGCCGCAGTGGCGACATTCTCCCCTTGGCATCGTTTGATCGCGCCTGAGCGCCGCCTGGAAAGCCTCAACGGCCTTCTCGCGGTGAATTTCCTCCAAGAACGTCGCCTGGTCGGTGAGATCGCCTGGAATCATCGGGCAATGCACACGTTTTTGACGTAAGCCTGCAGGCCTACGACGAGCGCTTCCAATCGGTCAGCCTCTGCCGCCATTCCTGTAAGAGCTTGCGCACAATGTCCGAGTAGCTCTGACTCAAGTCCGGCTCGACTAACAGCTCTGGTGCCGGTGGTGGGATCTGTGGCGCTTGCACTGGCGCTGCTGGTAGCGAGCTCGTGGCGCAGCCTGTCAAGCTCAGAATGAGCACTAGTGGCAGCAGCAGCCGCCTGACGCTTTGCTTGGACATACTGAGCCTCCGCTTTCTGTTTCTCGCTGATTAATTGCTGCTCTTTCGCTCGCGCCTGGCGCTCAAGCTCGATGGTCTTTTTGGATTGCTCGGCCAGCGCCTGGTCAAACGCAGCCTTGCCTGATGCCTTGCCTTCGTAGAAGGTCCAGATGTGCGTCACGGCCAGCATGACGACCACAAGCGCGGCAGCAACAAGCCGCCAATACAGCAGGATCATATCGAACCCCCCATGCACTTGCGGTACTCGTCTTGGCGCCGCTTAGTCAGCCCTGGCAGCGTGCGTCCTTGGAACTTGTCCCAGCGCAGCAGCTCGGCGCATGCGCCTGAGTAGTCGCTAGCCTTCAGTTTGCGCACCAGGGTGGATTTGCAAGCTGCGTTGCTGCCAACGTTGTAAGCCCACGAGATAATCGCGTCCCATTCGTACTGGTGCATCGGAATGTTTCCAATGCAGTCTTTGAGCTCGCGCTCAAAATTCGAGACATGCTCGCCAAGTCTTATCAGCGCACGCACTGGGTCGGTCTTATCGGTTGGTTTGACGCCGGTGGCATCGCCAAAGCCAATCGTCAGACGATCGCCTTTGACGGGCACGATCGGTCGGTCTGAGTAGCCTTCATGCGTGGCGATGCCAATAAGTGCCGCTGCGCTTAATGCAAGCGCGGCAATAGGCTTGCGGTCCATCACAGCACTGGCTCGCCACGAAAGTAAGCGACGTCGCTTACCACCTCGCAAAGCTCCGGTGGCAGCAGCGTGCCGTCCTCGTTGTACTTCAAAACCGCAAAGCCCTGGCACCAGGGACGCGGGTTGTCTTCTGCATAGCGAAACTGTGCGTCTTGCGGATCGGCAAGCATGCCGGTGCTCACGCCGTAGCGCCTGCCGGTGTAGTCGGTCCAAGGCTTGACCTCAAGCAAGTGCGTGTGGCCAGTGACGGTGCTCATGCCGCCTTTGAGCGTGTTGTTGTAAGCGCTGTGAATCCCGCCGTTAATCCGGTGCTTGATCATCGTGTTGCCGTTAACCATGACCGACCAGGATACGGTCCAAAGCGGCAAGTGATCCTTGAGCGTTGTGCCTGATATGTCGCGGTATTCAGGCACCTGGCCCGCTAAGCGACGATCAAAGCGGATGTCGTGATTGCCGATCGTCCGATGCAAGACAGCGCCCCTGGCCGCTTTCTCGATGCCTTTCATGGCGTCTTGCACTGCCTCAAGCTCTTGCTTGAGTGTCGGTGGGCTTTCCCATCCGATCGGCCCATGACCATGAATGGTCGCGCCATCCAAAATGTCGCCATTGGCAACGATGAGCTTAGGCTTGGTCTGTTTGATGAGCTTGATGAGCGCCTCGTAGCCGATGCTTTTATCGCCTGGAAAGAAATGTGCATCGCTGAACACGATCACATAGCCGGTGATGTTGGTGATCGCTCTGACTTTATCGGCTGGCATCGCCAGATTGGCGAGCTGGAGATGGTGCGTTGATCAGCCAATGTGTTTAGTTGAATGTCATATTTCTTGCTGATCGCGTCGCGTCGAGTGTGGACATTGCGAACGCTGAGCCCAAGATGCCGCGCGACTAAGATTGGGCTGTTGAGTCGATTCCAGGTTTCTATAAATTCTTCATCACTGCAAAATTTTTTTGCCATGCGTCTGTCTTACCTTTCTTTATACAAACATCACCAGTGGTCGGCCTTTTCGTGAAGCCATTGAAAATCTTTGAGATGTGTCATTTGCGGAAACAAAAAAAACCGCCGAAGCGGGTTGGTTGGGTTGGTTGGTTGATTAGGCGAGCTGCGCGGTCGTCAGATTGGCAACCTGGCCTGTTGAAAATGACTCAATGAACACGATTGGATCTGCCTGGTCTTCAACAACCTCCACAGTCCCCCACGATCCTTCTACCCAGCTTCTTGTGTCGTGCTGCCAATTCCACTGGTAACCTTCTCTGTCTTGCGGCTTGGGGTCTCTAATGACCCACTCCCAGTTTAGCCATACCACTTCCTTACCTTCCGGGGCTTCTGGCTTATCCGGTGCTGGTTGCCAGCCTTCCGTACCATCTGTGGTTTCGTAAGGTATTGATCCGTTCTTTGTCCAAAGCATAGTCAGTCCTTATTGAACGGGGAAGGCTGCGGTTGGAGGTGTGAAGTTGGCTGTGTAGCGAGCGTAGCCTTTGGTGACCCGTAAATCTTGTAAGTATCCATTTAGCGTATTTGCGCCAGCTGATGCCCCAACTTGTACTGGATAAGTTCCACCAAAAATTGTATCTGTAGCTATGTTGTAGGTTGTTCCAACTTGCGTCCCATCAATAAACATTCTTAAATTTGCACCACTTCTTGAAACAGCGTAGTGATACCATGTATTTATAGAAGGAGTTATAGCGGCAACCGGATTTATATTTGTTGAGCCATTGGTCGTATATGTAAAATAAAGTGAGTACGTCCCAACAGTGTTATAAACATAAAAGAGATATGATTTTTGAGTTGAATTATCAAACTTTGAAATCAAAGCATAATATGCACCGGACGATGGGAGAGTATTAAAACGTACCCATGTTTCTATGGTGAAATTACCGCTGCCAAACTCCAGCAGTTCCGTATCTGGGCTTTGCAAATAATCAGTTGCAGATCCAGTCGTAGGATCAAACGACATAGAGCTACCACCCCACTTGCTCTGCGCCGTACTAGCCTGGGCATCGCCAACCGTCTCCAGCACATTCTTCGCAGTGGCATCGTATATACCGGAGTTGGTGAAGTTGAGTAGTAGGGATGTGTTGGTGATGGCGGTGAGTGGTGCTGTTGGAGGGGTGAAGTTTCCGGTGTATACGGCAGTGCCTTTGACAATACGAAAGTTTGATATGTAGCCGTTCATGTATTGAAACGCCACACCGCCATTATTTCTATTTAATCCTATTGTTGCGCCAGACTGAACGTAAGAGTTTGAGTCTGTATACGTTGATCCACTCTGAGTTCCGTTAATAAATATCTTTGTGCTTGTTCCGCTTCTAGAAAGTGCGACATGAGTCCATGACGTGGCAGTAACGGCTGATGTAGTGATTCTAGTAGCGCCGCCCACATAATAAATCAATGTTCCGCTACTTGTAAGTTCAATATATGGACTTATAGACGATCCTGTAGCGTTAGGCCGAAAATCAGACAAAGTTTGTGTAGAACTAACATTGTTCCAATAAACCCACATTTCAATAGTGAAATCACCTGTTCCAAAAGCAAAAGCAGCGTTATCAGGAACACTCAAATAATCCCCCGTCCCATCAAAGTACCCACTGCCACCAACCGTTGAAGCCGACCATGCGCTTGTGGGGTTGAATGGGGAGAAGGCTTGTACGGAAGGGGTTCCCGTAACAGACATATTTGTAAACGCAGCAGTGCTGTCTGTATATTGGAATCGGTTGTTATAAAGCCCTAAGAAAATTGTATTGGAATCGGCTGTTAATGAAGTCGTTGGCGTACTTGAAATAGTCCTGTTTGTGTTACTAAGACGCAAGTTTGATATGTAACCGTTGGCAAAGTTTGTTGTGCTTCTGTCTGCTCCAACCAACATATTGGATGTTTGGTTAAAGTTTGTTGCAGATGTACCAGTGCCGTCAGAAGTTCCGTTGACATATAAAGTTGTTTGGTTTGTACCAGTTCCAGCGCGAACAACAGCAACGTAAGTCCATGTATTAGCGGCAATAGAAGTGGTTCCAGTAATACTTGTGCTGGTGTCCGTAAAAACAAGTTTGTCAGCAGAGTTTATTTGAAATACCCATCCTGTAGGGGTTGACGCTCCTTTGCTTGCAATTGTTTGGGTTGCCCCGCTAGCGTTTCTATAGACCCATGCTTCTATCGTAAAGTTTGACAAACCAAAACGAAGGTTTGCGGTATCTGTAACCGTCAAATAAGTTGTGCTTGTATTGAAAGCACCGCCCCACCCCGTCTGACTGAACGGTGAGAACGTACCCTGTGTCGTGTTGCCGTTGCGGGTAATGGTGAAGTTATTGGTAGAACCGTCTAAGAACGTGTTGTTCTGTTGACCATTCGTTGACGTGGTTGATAGCAGCAGCGTGGTGAGGTTGAAATAGGGGTCAGATCCAGCGTTAGGAAACGGCCAGATGCTCTGACGCACAGCCAAAGCAATCTCTTTCATCGACCAAACGCCCTTGGCCGATCCTTGCGTTGGTATGTTTGCGGGTCCAATGATCCCGCCATTGCCGCGCGGCATTAGCTGATCTCCTCAAAGCTAATTGTGATCTCAAGATCGCTGTTGGTCGCTGCGACTGCGCTGATCTTGTCGCCTTCTTCCAGGTAGATCGGCGCTTCCTTGTCCACAACGACTAACGTGGCATCGGCTGGCACCGTCACTGTCTTGGCCAGGTTGTAGGTGGCCGTTGCGCTCGCGTCGTACCAGGTGCCTGCTGGCAGCTTGCACACGCCAGCCAGGCTGAGTGTCGAGCCGCGTTTGAAAGCAAGATCACTCACCTCGAAACTCCTTGTAGATATGATAGAGCTTGTGTCCGATCATGAGCACCGTGTAGATCAACGTCGCCCACAGCAGAATCTCGCTCACATGGTAGCCAGCCACGCTGGCGATCGACACAGAGACAGGCGGTGCTGCCTTGGCAGCGATTGCGGCTGTGGATTCCGTTGCGTGTTGGGTCGTGCTCACTTCGTGCTCCTTGTGAAACAAAAAGCCCCGCATGGCGGGGCTCTTTACCAGGGTGGCGCTAAGGCCACGATCGTTGGGTTTATCTGTTCGTTAATCTGACCGACCAGCCAGACTTTGACCTGGTCGACTTCAGCGCCCATCTGGGCTTCGCACCAGCCCTGCACCACGGGTAGCGTGAGCTGGTTATACGGAATGAAATCGTTTACGTCAATGGGACCGGCCTTGGTCTCACCGACGGCGATTGCCTGGTGCCCTAGACCGTCATCGGCGGTCAGGCGCCAGTGCATGCTTTCGACGGCGTTGGTTACTGTCTGATAAGTGGGAAAAACGTCTAGCGATTCAAACTGCCAAGTGTAGGCAATTGACATTCTGTCCTCGTTGACTGTCCCTCAACTGGTGGGATTACTTAGGTGTCGTTGGTTGAATCACAACAGGCTGCACGATCTGCGGGTTCACAACGGTTGGGTTCACTACCAAAGGCTTCTCAACTGTCACGACTTTGGGATCGAGAACGACCGTCTTATCCTGCGTCACAACCGTTGGTGTATGAGTGTTATCGGTTGAGGTGGTGGTTGTGGTGGTTGTGGTGACGTTAGCGGCTGGTGCCTGGATTTTGCTCGCTATACCGACAAAAGCGTTGTTAGTGCTCGCCGTATTGGCCACCAACGCGCTAGAGACAGATTGCTGAATAGACACGTTACCGCGCACCTGTTCCACGCCTAACGCCACCTGGCGGTTGATGCCATAGATCTGAACAATCGACGGGAGAATGGTTGCTATTGCTTGCAGGGTTGTATCAGCCGCAGACTTAGGTGGTGCAATTTGTTGCTGTTGCTGTTGGCCTGGCTGGCCTAGCGCCATGCTCATGACAGCGGCAACTTTTGCCGCAGCATCGCCCGTAGATGCGATCGCAGCCATCGCTTTGTACTTCTCGCTTTCAGCCTGTGCGCGGGCCTGAGCGATCTTCACGTTGGCTTCGGCATAGCCATCGTAGTTGGTTGCGCATCCAGCCAGGACCGCTGCGCATGCGGCAAGTGTTAACAGCTTCATGGTTCTCTCGCTTTCAGTAGTGGCAGTGATCATTTTCCCAGGAACTAAACAACCAATTGATGAAACGCTCTGTGCGCTTCCATCCCTTTCTGTGTGCACGACCGGAGATCGACTCGTTGGCATTGGTCTCGCGGTGACGCGGCAAGAAGGTGACGTTGAACAGCTGGCTTATCGCGTCGCCTATCTTCACGAGGCGGGGCGTGTCGTCACTCATGCCGGCCCAGTCGGGATTCATCTTGCGAGCGATGCCGGCGTAGGTCTGGCCGCCGCGGTCGCCCGCGACGTTGACCAACTTGTAGCCGCCCTCGTCGCGGATCATCCGCTCGAAGGCCGGGAGGAAATCAGCCATGCGCAACTCGTTCTTCCGGCGTCATAGGCCGTACGTGATGCACGTCCATCACCACGCCACCGACGAACTCGTAGGTCACGCCTTCGTAGACTTCAAACTCGCCGATGTCTGGCGGCGGCACACGTACGAAGGCAGCAAAGCCTGCGGGCAAATTCGACGTGTCCACGTCTGGAAACGCTTGCCGAAAGTTGTCGCCCAGAATCGGATGCTCGTAAGGTACGCCGTCGCGCACTTGGATAAATAGTTCCATCACATATTCCCCGTGCCGGTCGACGGAAACTGCCGAGTGGTGCCAGGCCAAATAATACGGACGGCACCCCCGCCAGCAGCATTTGCGGACCCGCCTCCGCCGTAGTTGCCGCCCCCGCTTGCCGCGCCCGCGGTGCCTCCTGAGCCCCAGCACCGCTGCCGGTTCCACTACTGCCTTGGCCGAGAATGCCTACGCCGCCGCCAGCGGTTGTCGCATAGGCATATCCCGCACCGCCGGCACCACCGCCACCGGATCCATCTGTACGACCACTGTCGGTGGTCGAACTGCCAAAGCCGCCCGCGCCCCCATTTCCTGAGTAACCCCCGGCGCCGCCGCCGCCTCCCCATGTGTCACCGTACGAACCTCCGTTGCCACCGTTGCCACCGCCGACTGATCCACCAATCGCAGTACCGGTACCGCCGGCTTGATTGTTTCCGCCGAACGCCTCCAACGCAGTGCCGTTGAAGGACGAGGTTCCGCCGACATACCGTGGCGGAGTCGCCGACCGGCTGAGCGTAATTGCCCACAACGACCGTGTACGACGCCCCGGGCGTGACAGAGATGTTGTTCCTATATCGCAAGCCACCTCCGCCGCCACCGGTAGTGGGAGGGTTTTCACTCGCCCCTCCACCACCTACGGCCACGACCGAAACGCTTGTGACGCCAGCCGGCGCGACCCAACTGTAGGTTCCCGGTGTCGTGTAGGCCGTTTGCCCTGGCGGCGCGCTCACGGACGAACGACCGAAGGACCGAACCGACGCCGCTCCAATAGTGCAAAGAACCGGCATGGGCGACTCCTTACGCGAATCGCGTCTGCGAGGCGAAAACGGTGAACGTCGCGTTTGCCGTCTTCACCACGGTGTACGTGTAAACGTCCACGCTGCTCGCGTTGCCGCTGGTGGGCGCAGTACCGCCCTGCCACTTGGGAGTCACAGCGGAGCCGTCCACTTGAACCGCGGAGTTGTAGTAAGCGGTCGCCCCGTTGGTGGCGAGCACTGCAATCGTGATTGACTGGCCGGTCTGAAGCATTGAGTTCAACGCTGTGGTGCCGTTGCCTCGAATGTTCAGCGTCCAGTTGTTCGCCGCGTTTGTCGTGAAGTACTGGACGGCCTGCGTCACTGCGTCGAACGCTTGGGTGCTCGACGGCGCCGCAGCCGTCACCGTCGCGGTCTCCAGCAGCGACTTGATTGAGCCGTAGCTGCCAAGCTGCAGCACACCGTTGGCTGCGACGGGTGTAACGCCGATGCCTGTGTTACCCGACGCGTCCACCGTCAGGTGCGTCGTCGAGCTCGCTGTGCCCGTGCCGCTACGGTTGGCAGCGCCAATCAGCATCGCGCCGCCGTCGCTGACCACGTAACGGAACGGCGCCGAGGCGTCCGCGACGGCCTTGTCCTCAAGGTCGATCCGCGCTGCGGTGTCTCCCGCCACCCGCAGATTCGAGTTGCTCGCCCCACCATCCACGACGAACTTCGCACCGGTCGGCGTCGTAGTCGTCCCGAGTAGCAGCGCGTTGGTAACGCCGTCCAGACGCATGATCTCGTCGGTCGTCGTCATAAGCGACAGCCTGTGCCACGTGAAGTAGCCGCCCGTCGAAGCGTTGGCCGTACCGAACTTGGTCTGCGTCGCGTCGTTGTTCCAGACGACGTTGCCGCCGTTGCGAACCTGCAGCCCCGCGTTGAACCGGATCTGCGCGCCGGTATCGAACAGC